GCTGGTCGTGAGCGCCACACCTTGCCGTTGTCGTCATACTCCCTGTGGTACTGCCTAAGTGCGTGTACACCACGGTCGCATTTCTCAGCATCAAACCAACAGTTGGCCAACATAGAGCGAACTGCTTGGATACCATCATCTACCCCCAATGACGGTGCAATGCTGACAGGACGCGCTCCCAAGCTATCCAACACTTCCAACCGACTCTTTCCACTACCAAGTTCACGCACTCGCACATCGTGTGGAAGTATGTGATTACCGTACACGTAGCCCTTTTCATTAAGGACACGAACGTAATGGTCAAGCCCAACGCCACTAGACTCGTAAAAATCAATGAGTCGAACCTCTGCGCCCACGTGCTGCGCGAACCAAATAGCCGTTGAGTCACCAATGCCCAAGTCCCAAGCAGTCGTAACCGAAACGCTTGGGTCATAAGCAACAGTTCCAACCCTGCCCTGATCTTTGCAATTTCGCATTTCAGTAGCGTAATACGCACCTTCAGCATGGATGAGGAAATCACCCTCCCAAACGTGGTCATAAATGTCTGGCCTTTTTCGTTTGTCTTCGAGCCGCTCAGTCTCCAGCACATCTGGAAACCAAGGATTGTCCCGCCAATTCATGTCAACAATAATTGAGTCGTCTGGCGTTTGCTCAACGAATCGTTTATGCGTTGCACTCTCTTTAGACTCCGGGTTGTACGTCACCCAGATTTCGCTGTTGTCTTCACGTACCGTTGGAATCAGTTTGCGCCAAGCTGTTTCACTCACCGTCTCAGCTTCATCAATCCATGCAACCAATATGCGTGCCTTGGACTTCAGGCTGTCCAGTGACCTGCGCAGGCCAGCAAACGTGTAGCTGATTGCCCCATCCTTGCTTTTGATGTACCGGTCACCCAGTTCGTAGTAGTCTAAGAGCCACGGCACACTGCGAATAGCTGCCTTGACCTCTTCCAGTGACGAATCTTCCAGCGAGTTCATAAACTCACGGCCACAAAGTATTTGGCCAGTCTTACCCTCCATGCCCCATTGATAGCCTCTAACAGCCGTCATCAACGCAAAGGTGCGAGTCTTAGCGCTACCTCGCCCACCCTTGGCAATCCTGTACCGCGCCTTCTGTGTGAAGACTGGTATTAGCTTGGGTGGAATCGTTAGGTTAGCCTCATTCATCTGGGCCGACTAGCCTAATGACCATAGGAGCGGTAGCTAATGGCTTGCTGTCAGACGTTATGTCCTGCCTGTCGCTGTAGCCATGCTTAGTCATCATCATCTTGGCAAAACCAGCGTGATAGTCGCCCAGTAAAGCGCCCTTTGCCAGCTTTACCTCCTGTTTAGCCATGACCTTTTCTAGAATGTCGGAAAATTCTTGTTTGTCAGGGTCTTCAGCCCATGCGTAAAGCGTATCTCGGCTTACTTCTAGCTCCAGTGCTAGTTCAGCCAGCATTGGGAAATCGTGATTGTTATCAGCGTACTCTTGTGCTTTTGCTATCAGTTCAGGCGTGTATTTGCTCGGTCGCCCAACTGGATTTGGTTTAGTTGTCATTTTGTTCTCTCTGTAAACAGGTAGAGAAGGCCTATTGGTTATTGCGGTTGTTGTTGCTCGCCAAATTGGCCTAGTAAACCGCCAGCGCCAATGCCAACGGGGATTAAAGGTGCTGCTTGGAATAGCGGTACACCTTTGTCTTTACCACCCAGTGCCTTACGCATTGCTGGTGTGATGTCTATGTATCGGATTGGCTCTGCATTGCCACTCACATCAATTGAACCATCGCCTACCTTTGAGCCGTACTTCTTGGCGAACTTGTCTAAATACTTTGGATAAATGTCATCATAGTATTTTTTCATCCCTTTGCCACCAACAACAACGTTGTCTAGCTTAATGCCTGCCGCCCTATTGCCTACTGACATGGCTTCATCAGCAGCCTTCTTGCCAATCATTTCCTCCAGATTCTTACCCACAAACTCACTAGCAAGCTCGCTTTTACCCTTGGTAATGATCCCGTTTGCATCTAACTCTATGTTTATGTAATTCCCGCTATCAGTTCTTATTTGTGCGCCTCTCGTACCATCTATTTCTGGCGCGTCAATATCCATCCCAACAACCCGCTTGCCTTTTCCAAAGCGCTCTGCCTGCCTGCCACCAGTAGGTATGCCAACCCTGTCTGAGCCGTTGTCAATAGCATCCTTTACAGCCTTGCGTAGTGCCGTTTGATACCAAGTGTCTTTCATTGGCGCATCTGGAACACCCTCAGGGCGATTAGAAGTCGTAATCCACTCATCAGTAAGTCTTGCCACCTCTTCGCCCAGCCTTTTTATTTCAGCGTTCATTTCTAAAAATAGGCTCATCTCTGAATCTGGCAAATCCGCCGCCTGTTGAAGCAATTGAGACCTTTTTTGTTCAACAGATACAAGTTCTTTTTGAACGTCTGTCACACTTTTTTCAAGACCTGTTTTATACCCTTGTTCCCGTCCAGCCTGATGCCAGTCTGACTGCACCTCTTCAATCAAGGTCATCTTCTTGCCGTCAACGTCCACACGGTCGTTTAAGCGTAAGTGCGCCATGACGTTTGGCTCATCCCAGTGGCTAGACTGGTATGGAGTCTTCTTGTTTGATAGTTGCTCTGTTCGCCACTGCAAGAATCCAGTGCGGTCTGCAACTGCTTCTGACTCAGTGATACCTTTCAACGCTGCGTATTTCGACACCGTTGGTTTTTCCACTGGCAACGTCAACAACACCTCCCGGTAGTTTTCACCACCCGGCATTGTGTATGACTCGTACCTTGGGATTTTAGGACTTGGAACAGCGCCGTCATATTGCTCCCATGCAGTACTAATTTGGTCAGCCAACCCCCAATTGCCGTTATTTTCAGCATCAAAAATTGCATTTTGCCATTCGACTGCTGACTTATAAGGGTATGGGTTTTGAGACGCTTTGACCGTCTGCCCAACCTCTACGCGGTTAGCCTGCAAGAAATCAACCAGTTCTTGCTTGGTAGCCTGTGGACGGTTTGCAAACGCATCCAGCACACCAGTGGCTTGAAGTTCGTCTTTCTTTACGTCAGCGCCCTTCATTAAGTCGTTGAGTAAAGCCTGACCAGTGCCTTTGTTGCGAGGTAGGTTCAATGCAGCCTGTTCTGCCGCGCTGTAGAAGCCAGCGGGTGACACGGGTGCAGTTGGTGTTGTCGGTATAGCTGGGGACTCTGGCATCATCCTTGGAGCAAGTCCAGTTCGAGCCATGTAGCTTTCCATAGCATTGCCGACCATTGGCTTTGCCGCTTGCATACCTCGTTGCGTCTGAGACATGATGGCGTTGTTGTTTAAGCCAAGTGCGCCTAATATTGCGGCCTCTGGTAAAACAGGAGGTAGCCTCAGAAAATCCGCTGCTCCACCGACAGCGCCTCCAACAGTCCCAAGAAGACCCCTAGTGGCCTCACCTCTTGGTTGGTACGTCAGCCTATTTGTCATTTCAATGGCAGCGCGGTCAGCCTCTCTGCCGCCTTGGATTGTCCCGTAGCCCGGACTGGTCACGCCTTTGTAAATACCGTAAGCGCCGCCAGCAAAAGGTGCAACCGCACCAGTGCCAAGCGTAGCCATAGTTTCACCAGCGTCAGTTAGGTAGTCCCAAATAGTTTTAGCCATTACTTCTTGACCTTTTTCTTTGGTGCGGTCGGCCTAGTCATTTCTGGCATTCCATACTTGTCCTCAAACGCAAGCATAGCATCCAGCAAGCCGCGCTCTTTTCGCAACTCTTGGAAGCCTTTTACCCTGTCCACAACTTCCGGCGTTATAAACTGGGATGCGCCCTCTTTTCGTCTAGCCAGCGAGGTCAACAAAGACGACCTATTAAATGCGTTGTCCTTTTTGTTTTCAGCAGCAAAGGTGTAACGCATATCGTTAATCGCGTCCGGCATAAATACTTCGGCAGGCATATTACCCCCAGTGCCTAAGTATTGTGCAGAAAAGTCAGTGTCGTATGTTCGGTTGTTTGACTTGCTTAGGGTTACAGGGTCTTTGCCATGCGTAATCACTGTATTCATCCCAAAACCAGATGGGATACCAATCAGATCAGGGTCTGATATGGCGTTGTATAGGTCAGCCTTGTTGTAGCCAAAAAACTTTTCATTTGGCTGGCTTCGCATGATGGACATCAACGCTTTACGGTAATCGCCGCCATTTGGACTTTTTAATTGCGCTTGGCCAATTTGGGTAGCAATACCAGCAAACGGCGCTTTTTTGGCCAGTAATTTATGGCCAGCCATTGCGTCATCAATTTCAACAGCTTTTGCGTCTGTTAGCTTCGGCAATATAAAGCTGTCCATCATTACGTCTAAAGGCTGTACTGAAAAGTCCTCACCAAACGCCCCCATTGTCATGGCAGACTGGTCTATTTCTCCAGTGCCGCCAGCCGCAAGGTTTTGTTTCCTAGCCACTGTAACGCGGTCACGAATTCGTTTGGAAATGCCCTCGTTTGATGATCCACCAATCTTTGCCTTAATGTGGCCCATGTCTCGCGCAAACATCTGGCCACCATGTGTAACCTCTTGGGTGTTTACTGGCTCATCAGAAACCGAAAGCACACGGCGGTTTCGGCTTGAGTTATCCCAAGGCATCAAAAGCATACTTGCGCCTTTGCGGTCTTCTATGTTAAAGTCCTTTTTTGGGGCAATGCCTCCGACATCTTCAGTGGTATAGCGAGTGCCTGCGCGGTGGCCTTTTTTTAAAGTGTTCTCGTAAATTGCAGGGCGCAATCCACTTGAGTCCATGTAGTCATCTATTTTGTCGGCAATGTAAGGGCCAGCCTTACGCCCAACAGCAGACCCTGCACGCCCAATACCGCCAGCAACCGCATACGGGTCAATGCCACCGGATGCTATTTCAGCACCAAGTCGAACGTTTCTCAAAGTTGGGTCGCTTGACTCCGTTGGGCGAATGCCATACCGGGTCGCTAAATCTTTAAACCAGTCACTACCGCCAGCAGTTTTACCAATATCTGCACCAAGCGCCGCCATGAGGCCAGAACTTAGATCAACAGGCCCACCCGCTACATCGTAGGCGAGGTCACCAAAGCCAGCGAGTAATGCGTTAAGTACATCGCGGTTTGCAGGCTTTCGGCGTGTATCTTGACCCACAGGAGCGGCAAAGGCCATAGCCTCTGGGTCGCCAAGTAGATCAAGTAAATTTTTAGCCATATATAGCTATTTTACCAAAAAAAACGCCCACCGCAAGGGGTAGGCGCAAGTTGGGTTGAACCAACTGGAGAGTGCTATTAGTCTAACCGTTCTTTGTTCAGCCGTCTAGCCTCTTCTGCATAGTGCCTTGCTATTTCAATCAAGCCTTCTTTCGTGTACTTGCGCAGCACGTTGTCATTTTCCAGCAGGTCAAGTTCTTTTTTGCCTATTCGCTTTAAAAGGCGCTTGCGGTATTCGACCACATTACCTGCCAAGAAATTATTGCAATTTTTGCATTGTCCCCAGCAGTTCCATTCCACAAAACGCATATTTACCGCGCTGCCTGTACTCCGAAAATGACCAGCGTCAGTGGTGTTGGGCGCTGGGTCAAACGGCTTGTCACAGCTTATGCAAGGCTTACCGTAGTCTCTAGCCCTGATGAATGCGTTGAAAGCAGTCTGGGCCTTCTTCACCAGTTGCGGCTTGGTCTGCAAAGCGTCCAGCTTCAGCTTAGTTTCTTTTTTGTCAGCCCTGACAGCTTTCGCCGCCATCTTTTTGGATATGTCAATTGCGCAGAGGTAGCTGCACACTACCTGCATGGGTCTGTCTGCTGTGAACACTTCACGGCATCCTTTGCACCTTTTAGTCATTTATCGTCACTCCATTTTGAGCCGCCCAAGCCATGCAGAATTCTGTGAACTCACTGGCCTGCAACTTGGTAAATTTACGGGTCTGCTCACCCAATTGGACTATGCCATCGCCAGTAAGATTTGGCACAACTCGACCGACACGCTCACCTTTTTCAGCAAAGTAGGCATCGACCAACAATCGCTTCCAGCTTTCTGCGTCCCATTTGCTCCCGGCGTGTTCGGCCTGCGCACTTACTTGGGAAATAATTGAGTGAAACATAGAATTCTGCTCTACAGACCTGCTCTGTAGCTTAACACTCACCACTAACGCAGCCCCACCGTCCAGCGCCTCTTTCATCGTAGACCACAGTTGTCGCATCTGCGACACGCCTTGTTTGCTGTTATGTATTTGTATCAACATATTCTGTAAGCCTCACCTTTGTCATACAAGTGCGAATGCGCTCCATGTGGGACGCGCCGCTCTTCTTTGTAATCTTGTTAAATGCCTCACGCAGCCACTCACGCTGGCTGGCCTTGTCTCTTGCGTGATACATCTGGACTAGCAGTCTTGCATCGGCCATGTCGTTGATCTGGCGCTGCTCATATGCAATGCGCTCGTAGTTGGCTCGTTGCTCATTCGTAAATTTCGGCCAAGTCGCCCGTTGATTTGAGGGCTTCTGAAATGACGTATTCGCTGTATTGCTCACTACCATCCCTCAGTTGGTTAAGAATCTTGCGTGCAGTTTCTATTGGCATTACAACCCTTTAAAAGCAAAGCCGTACAGCACGCCAGCAACAAAGCTGACTACACCGACCGCACAAGCAAATGCAGTTACAAAATAAAAGTCAATGCTTGACGGGTGATTTAAGTACTTTAAAACCAAGTTTCCAAACTTGTAAATGCCGTTTTTGTGTGTCATAAGGTTTGTTCTCCAAAGTGTTAGTTGAATCATTTGCCTGCCCTCGCAATTTCCATCTTAATTTTGTAAGCCCGTCTCCGGTCGTGGGGTGTTCGTTTGGGCTTTGGTTTGTCCATCAAGTCGCCAGCGGCGTAGATCGGCGTATTAAAGCGACCAATGGTGTCCGCACGCCAGCCACAGATGTGAACCAGCTTGTGGTCGTGAATCGTTCTGACCCACCTGTAAGCCGTCACCATGCCGATTTCCAGCTCATGGGCCAAGTCGTGGGCGCTCATTTGGCGCTCTGAGAACGTAAACAACTTCCAAGTCTTGGCAAGCAAGTGCTGATTGACTGAAATAACTTTACGCATCTTGAATTACTTTCGCCCGCTTTGCTTTTAGTGTGCTGAAGACCAGCTTGATTGCAGTTTCAAGCGAACCAACCGTGGCCACTTCTAGCTGCGCAGTATGGACATCAAATCCAGCTTGAATCAATTCAAACTCACGGCCTTGGCAAATAAACTTACCTTCTAACGTCAAAGACCGCACACAAACGTCCTGAAGGGCGCTTAGAGCGTTTAAAACATCTTTGCGGTACTTGCGCCCCACATTCATCATGCAGTACGCCTCACAGACGTTTAGAGCCTCAATGACTACATCAGCTTCCAGCTTGGTTGCAGTGCCTTCGCCAAGGCTGTGCAAGGCACTCATGTTCTTTAAGTTCAGTGTTGTGTAAAAAGACTTCATGCCCGAAATGGGTGAAATGCTTTCAGTGACAAACTCCATCGTGTTTACTCGCACAGGCTTGGGTACGTACTTTGACTTCTTACGCATTTTTTACTCCTAAAATTCCACGCATCATTTCTCTGATGTGTGCTGGTGGCGGTGCGCCTGTTTTGTGGTCGTCTTCAACCTTGCGGAGCGCTGTGTCTTGGCTGTACGGCACAGTGCTGCGAACAACGTCTGAAGCCTGTTGTGCAAACGATGCCTTGGCAGCAGTTTGCTTGCGAACCCAATTGCGCCATGTTGCATCCCAATCCAG